AATGCCAATACCATTGGGAACTTATCATAATATGGTAATTCTTCTTTACCCTTTGGGTCGTAGAAGAAGCAGTATAATCTACCTAATTGAAATCTAGTGGTATTTCTAAATTGCTCTTTTGCAATAGTGCTAGGTTCTCTACTAAGGTTTCTTAGACCAGCAATTTTATCTTGCAACCATTTTATAGATTCACGGGAAAGCATCTGCGCTTCTAGAGCAGACCTTTCCTTACTAATAGTAGTCAGTTTAGATTCAACTGGTTTTTTGATTATTGTCGCCATATCGTATTTAGTTAGAGTCCTAGGTCATTTTCTGTTATCAAACGGAACTCCCATGCACGGTCGGCACAGTATTCTCTTGCTGCTTTCCATTTGGCCGTATTGACTGCATATGTCGTTACTTCATTGATGTATTGTTTGGTAACTCGTTTACGGACTTCTGGTTCTTCCGTTTGTTTCTTTGGTTTGACCTCAAGAACCATTGTTCTGAGTTTACCATCTTTGGTTCTCACTTTAACCAAAAAGTCAGGAAAGTAACGGTGCCATCTACCATCAACAGGTGATTTGTAAGGAATAACCAGTTCCTCCGATGCCCATGACAATACATCTCGGTTATTATCTAACCAAGACATTACTTTTACTTCCCAAGAAGAGCGATAGACAATATTGGTTGGGTCACCAATATATTTTTGAGGGTTTTTAGGTTTAAATAATCCAGAATAAGCCATATAAATATGTATATTCAATCGTTTCAGAGAGTTCCCATGGCAATCATAAGCATTCCAACATCAATCGGCGGTGTGGCAATTCCTGGTGGTCTAATATCAGGTCCACTAGGTAGACTATTTGGAAATAATAAGAAAAGTCAATTACTACAATATCCAAGTGATTTAGCTTCTAATCCAGCCAGAGCGCACTCAGTTCAAATTTCGGTTAAAAGAATACAACCAGTCAATACATCAGAAAAAGTCAATACTGTCATTGATGATATCACCAATGGTGTTTCCAAAAACATTCAAGCAACATTAAAACCTCCAATTGGTGAGGCTGTTGCAACCATTGCTTTATATATGCCAGACACTTTGAACATGACTTACAGTTCAAACTACGAAGATTTTAATTTGACAGATGCAATGGGTGTTGGTGGTAAAATTGGCCAATCAGCTCTTGATGCATATGAAGGTGCTAAAGAAGGTGGTTGGAAAGAAGGAGTTAAAAACTTGGCCAATGGCGGTGCAGGTTTAGAAGCTGCAGGTGCAGTATTAGATAAATTTGGTGGAACTCAAAATGCTGGTGATGTTCTATTGAGAGCAACCGGTAAAGCAGTAAACCCACAAGTGCAGTTGATGTATAAAGGTATCTCACTTAGAACATTTCAATTAGATTTCATTTTCACACCAAAAACAAAACAAGAAGCAGCTGCTGTGAAAAATATTATTAAAGTGTTTACAGAAAATTTTGTACCAGAACTTGCAGGTGCAGCTAAAGGTAATGAAGGTCAATATTTTGTAATGCCTGCCGTCTTTGGTATCAAATTCTTATTTGCTGGTAACGATGGTGCAATCAGTAGCATTATCAATAATGTGTTGGGAAATTTAGGTTCAATCGGTTCCGCACTTGCACCACTTTTGCCAGGAAACAAAGGCAAAGAAAACGAAAACATATTTAAAGTAGGTGATTGTGTGTTAGAGAATATGAGTGTTGATTATGCACCAAATGGTTGGGCATCATATTCTGACGGAACTCCAGTTCAAACAAAACTGTCGCTATCATTCAAAGAAATGGATATTATGCATCGTGATAGAGTGATTAGAGGAGATGTTAGATAATGCAATATTTTGATACTCTACCTAGAATAGTAACTAAAGACCCGTTTGGTCATAAGATTGCTGCGGTTAACTTACTGGTTCGTTCCTCTATTATACCTAGTTTGTTAGACAACCCAGCATTGTATTATGAATACGATATACAAGAAGGTGATACACCAGAAATTATTGCAAGTAAGTATTACAATGACCCTTATCGTTATTGGGTGGTATTGTTTGCAAATCAACTGTTAGACCCACAATGGGACTGGCCATTGACCTATTCACAATTTGAAGCCTATTTGAATGATAAGTATGCGAGTGTTGCAGCTAATAATAGTATGACACCTTTGGCATACACACAAGCAACAATTTATGAATACCAAAAAATTATTTCAACAACTGATTCCACCACACAGAATACAACAACAGATATCTATGTGGTAGACCAAGCAACCTATAATAATGTAATCGTAAATACAGAAACCGTTGCATTTCCACCAACAAGATGGAATAACAATGCAGAAGTTACGGTATCTACCGATAAAGGTACCTTATCAATTTATGATTGGGAACAACAACAAAATGAAAAGAAAAGAACAATTAGATTGTTAAACGCAAATTATGTCGGCGAATTTGAACAACAATTTAGTTACTTAGTGAACAAATAATGGCAACATCTCCTCAGGCTCCAAGTAAATCTGGTGTAATATATCCACAGGATTTTACACTTAAAAAACTTGTATTACTATCACCAACTTATGGTCCTTTTGACCTCAAGGTTGCAATGTATGAGATGTCTTATTTTGAGGACATCTTTAGTAATACTGTAACAGGTCGTTTGGTTGTTTCTGATGCTGAAGGTTTTATTGAGAAGTTACATTTAATTGGTAATGAGTATCTCCGTTTGACCTTTGGTAAAGCGGCAGATAAAACTTTTGATGTTGATAAAGTATTCAGAGTATATAAAATCTCTATGCGTGGTCTAGTTGGTAATATGCAGACTGAGGGTTATACAATACATTTTTGTTCTGAAGAATTGGTAATATCTGAACAATATAAAGTTAGCAAGTCATACAAAGACAAAAAGATATCTGAAATTATTACCGACATTTGTGGTGAAAACTATTTACAGGTACCAGACAATAAAAAATTAGATATTGAAGAAACTGATGGTGTTTACAGTTTCATTGTGCCAAACTTTAAACCTTTTGAAGCAATCAATTGGTTATCCACCTATGCAAAATCTGCCACTAAAGATGTGGTAGGTGCTGATATGTTATTTTTTGAAAACAAAGATGGCTTTAAATTTGCTTCTCTACAAACACTATTCAACCAAGATGTGTATAGAACATACGCATATGAACCAAAAAGTGTGGATAAGAAAAGTCAAAAGGCAGAAGAAAAATTCTATTCAGTTCTTACATATGAATTTGTCAACAGCTTTGATACACTAAATGCCATTAATGGTGGCGTATTTGCCAATCAATTGATTACAATTGACCCATTGTTACAAAGTCATAATGTGGTTACTTTTAACTATAAAGAGTATCACGATAAATCGGTATCATTAAATAAGTTTCCTATTGTGAATAATGCAAAGAACCGTAAAGGTGATGCAATTTACGAAACACCTCAGGCAGTCATTAAGATGGCAACATCAAATTCAGGACAAAAAGATGTTCCGTTTATTGGCGGAAAACCAGGTGCATATTCACATAATATTTTTATTGAAGATTATGTGCCTAACAGAACAGCACAACTCTCGTTGACTAACTATAATAAAATGAAATTGGTTATAGATGGGGATCCTGGTGCGACTGTTGGTTCAACAATCAATTTTAATTTACTTTCAACTAATCCGGCAAGTCACAAAAAAGAACCAGATAAATTTTACTCTGGTAAATATTTGATTACTGCAATTAAACACTCTATTAATATTGGTGGTTTTACTACTGTTATGGAAATTGTTAAAGATAGTTCACCTAATGAATATGTGTCACCTAAAGATGATACTCTGTGGCAGAATACTGCAAAAGGCATTACATAATGGGACAAATTTATAAACAGAATTTTTTAGGTCAAGCCGGATTTATCTGGTGGGTCGGTGTTGTTGAAAATAGAAATGACCCACTCAACATTGGTCGTTGTCAAGTTCGTATCTTTGGTTGGCATACAGATGACCTTTCTTTGATTCCCTCTGCTGACTTGCCTTGGGCACATCCAGTATTACCAATTAATGATTCTACAAATTTTAAGACGCCTAAAGAAGGTGACTATGTTATGGGATTCTTCTTTGACGGAGAATCTGGTCAATTTCCTGGTTACCTTGGTGTATTACCTGGTGTTCCATCAAAAGCGGCACCACAACAGGCAGATGCGCCACAAAAAGGTTTTCAAGATTTAAGAACACAAGAGCAGTTAGCGGCTGCACCTACACCACCTAAAGAGGTGACAACACCTACTGATGGTTCTGGTGCCTCTGTTACTGATACACCTGCACCAAGAAATCCTTCTGTTGGAGGTTTTCCATCTATTCCGCCAGCAGCAATCAATGACCCAGCTAATCCACCAGAACAAATTGTTAAGAGATTGGAAAATGTAGTCAAGGACATTTCTGGTCCAGAGAATAAGAATTTGGCAGATGCCATTGCTGGTGCAGCTCAAGGTGCTCAAGCAGCATTGACTGGTGCAGCTGCTGATTTGAAAGCATTGGTACCTGACCCAGCCGCATTAAACTCACTTATCATCTCTACTAGTAATACAACAACATCATTTGCTAGTGCATTGGCCAACACAACAACAGGTTTTGTAGATGCGGCTCAATTAGCACAGAAACAACTACAAGAACAACTTGCAGCTGCTAATGCTCAATTAGCACAAACACAGGCGGCAGTTCAAAAACAATTAGAAGAAGCGGCTGCAGCAGCACAAAAACAAGCAGAGGCGGCAGCGGCATCACTCTCACAAGGTTTGGATAATTTAAAATCTGAGGCAGGTGGTATTGCAGACAAGTTATCGGCAAAATTATCTTCGTTATCAAGTGGAAGTGTAACGACTACATATCCAGTCACATTAGTAGATGGAGTACCTCATGTGAATGGTGAAGGTTTGAGTGTTCCATTAAATCAGGTAAATACCGTAGCAGAACAATTACAAACTAGTATTTCATCATTAGAAGCACAAATACAAAAATTATTGAGTAAATCATAATGGCAGATACCGCAGAACTACTAGCACTACAAGAACAATTAACTAATGCACAGGCACAGTTAAAGGTTCTACAAGATGCACAAGCAAATAAAACGACTTACACTAAAAAAGCAAGTCAGTTAGAAGCCGTTCAAAATCCTAATAACTCGTTTAGTGAACCTACTACACCATTTGCACCACAATATCCGTTTAATAATGCAAAAGTGACTGAATCTGGTCATATGCTTGAATTTGACGATACCAAAGGTGCAGAACGCATAGCACTCACACACAGGACTGGCACTTACTTTGAAATTGGACCTGATGGTTCAAAAACAGAGAAAATCTTCAATGATAATTATCAGATTATTATGAAAGATAATGCCATTTATATTATGGGCAAGGCCACCGTATCGGTACAAGGTGACTGTAAGGTTTATGTGCAAGGAAACGCACAATTACAGGTGGATGGAGATGTCAACTGGAAAGTAGGCGGAAACATGAATTTGGCAGTAGATGGTATGTTTACTGCTACGGCTGCGGATTTCAACTTTGTTGGTCCTATCAACCAAGTAGGTGATTATGTCACCACAGGTAATATTCTCAATCAAGGTAATATATCATCCAAGAAGAATATTCAAGCAGAACTAGATTTTGTTGGTCACCAAGATTTGATACTAACTAGAGATGCAGAAATTGGTAGAGATGCCACAATTGCTCGTGATGAGTTTATTGGAAGAAATATATCGTCTGGTACAGGTGGTTCTGCAACAATGACTGTAAATGGTTCTGCTTCGTTTACTGGTGACGTTGTTGCTGCTGGTAAGAGTTTGGACACTCATACTCATCCAGACGCACAAGGCGGAAATACTGGACCACCAAACTAAAATCGGAAATTTCGTTTTTTTGCGTTCCGGCCTAAAATTTCTCCGGCGCATATCCAAGAACCGGAAAAGCGATTTTACTCCTACAACCATAATAAATAGAAGATGGCAACCTTAAGCAAATTATATTCAGATATAGACCTAACCTTTACCAGACAACCTGGCAAGGGTGATATTGCGCTTAGTTATGATGATAATGCGGTCATTCGTTCAGTCCGTAACCTTTTGTTGACAGATTTCTATGAAAGACCATTTCAACCGGAAGTTGGGTCAAATATCAATTCATTATTGTTTGAACCAATATCGTCTATTACAGCTAACGCTATTTAAGAAGAAATTCGGAATGTGATAGCCAACTTTGAACCAAGAG